TGACTACGACAATGTAGTGAAGATTTATAAACTTCTCAAGGACGACGACCAAGTTGTTGTCAAGAAAGAAGGAAATACTATCCAATTACAGGATGGTCAGGCAGGCACTGAGTATGTTATCGACCTTGGCGGAGATGAGCCAACGGAAGATATGGGTGGTGAGGAAGACCCTTCAGCCGAACTAAATGAAGGTTTCGACATTGCTGGTTTACCAGACGACGAGGACGACGAAGGAGAAATCGATGATATTCCTAATGGAAGTCAGCCATGGGACGATGAAACATCTTTTGAAGATGAGTTCGACAATTTCGATGACGATGAATTCGGCGACGACAGTTTCGATTCCGATGAATTGGAAGGCGAGGAGATGAATAACTTTGCATTTGAAAACAAGAAAATGAAAAAGCCAATGAAAGAAAGCAAAGAGGTCCTATTCGAGGTAGACCTTGGATACACGGACAACTACCAAGACAAAGACCCTATTAAAGGACTTTCTAATAACGAACCCTCTAAGAGTGGCAAGTCTTGGCACAAAGGTGTTCCTACGGGAACAGAAAAACCATGGGCAGGCTCATCAAAGGACAAGAGCGACCCATTCGGCGACAAGACAGTTGACGAAGAAGAAGAGAAATGCTGCCCTAAGTGCGGCAAGTGCGGAAAAGAATGCACATGTGAAAAAGAAGTTGACGAAGCAACAAATGTAGGTGGATTCGTACAGCAAAACACCACAGTTGGAAGCCATATTCCTAACTCAAACGGTAGGAAGGCAAGGTCACAGAGAAGTGCATCACAGGGCGTTGAGGTAACAGGTACTCCTGACCCACGCTACAAAGGTGTAAATGAGAGTAAAGAACTCAAGGCCATCAAGGCTGAGAACCGCGAACTCAAGAAGGCAGTCGTTGAACTCCGCAAGCATCTCAATGAGGCATACATCACGAATGTAAACCTCGGAAAGATTACGAAACTCTTCCTTGAGAATACAACTTCAAAGGCCGAGAAAGTTGATATCGTCAACCGCTTCGCAAACGAGGCAAAGACGGTAAAGCAGTCAGAAACCCTCTATGAGTCAATCAATAGGGAATTGAAGAAGACCAATACAAACAATGTTGATTTGAACAACGCCTCTGTTACCGCAAACGGAACAAAGGAACTCAATGAGAACAAGGTTTACAAGTCAGACGAAGTTCTTAAGACTATTGATTTCATGAACAGAGTACTAAATTGCTAAAAAAAATTAAAAATAAGACAAATCAATAAAACAAAATTATGAAAGAATTTTTGAAATCTGGTCAGGTGGGCACAATCGAGCTCAACGAACAGAAAAGAATTAGAAAAGAGATTAGCGACCGTTGGGCATCTCTCGGTATGACCGAAGGCCTTAAGGGTATCGTTAAGGAGAATGTAGCAACTCTTTACGAGAACGAGGCTAAGGCACTCCTCTCAGAGGCTACTAACACTGATAGCAGCGGCTCATTCGAGACTGTTGTTTTCCCTATCATCCGTCGTGTTTTCAGCAAGCTTCTTGCTAACGACATCGTTTCAGTACAGGCAATGAACCTTCCTGTTGGTCGTTTGTTCTTCATGCTTCCTGTTACCTCAGAGCGTGAGTGGGAGTTCTTGGATGAGAACGGTCGCGTACAGGACAAGTCAGTTGGCCGTCATAAGGGTTTGATGGGTTACGAGCGTACAAGCCGCCACAATGGTGACAAGTACAACCGTTTCTATCTTCCTGATGAGGTTGTCAACGGAATGGTATTCGAGTACAGTGAGGACGGTGGTGAGACTTGGACCGAAATCGACCCTTCAACCACTATCGATTACAACAAGCAGCAGGCTGACGGAACCTATGCAACAGCACAGGGCCCTGTAGACAACTACGACTCAGCACTTCAGTATCTTAAGGCACAGAACAAGGAGGATGCAATCATCCGTCAGGTAAAGCCTTCAGTTACCAAGTACCACAAGAGGACTCTCTATGACCTCTTCTATAACGACTTCCTTTATGACAACTCTAAGGGTAAGATTCGTATCCGCGTAAGCGAGGATGTAACTCCTGTAACTATGATTGACTTCGAACCAGTTGAACTTACAGACGACAACATCAGGGTTTATGCTGATGGAACTCTCCGTAATGTCATGCTTAAGGTTAAGGGATTCTCACAGTTCAACGCAGGTAAACTTACCGGTCCTGACGGAAACGAAATGGATACCGAAGGTTTCCTCGCATCCCTTAAGGTTTTTGCAAAGGACGCTATCGGAACCGAGGGTGACAACGAGCACGCTTGCTTCGAGAAGTACGAAGGAATCCCATTCCGCGTTGTTTCTCAGAAGTATGGTAAGGGTATCGTTGAATACGGAAGCAACCTCTGCGCACCAGACGGAAGCATCCTTATCGACCTCGACCTTGCAAAGCCTGCTAAGAAGCAGGGCATCAGCCTTGACGGTTATGTAGGTATTGAGAAGAAGACCGCTGATGAGATTAAGGAAATGTTCTCAGTAGCATGGTCACAGTACGACTCACTCGAGCTTGAGACCGAAATCGGTGAGGTTTCATTCAACCTCAGCAGCGTGACCGTATCAGTTGAAGAGCGTAAGCTCCGTGCAACTTGGTCACCTGAACTTGCACAGGACGTTTCAGCATTCCACAATATTGACGCTGAGGCTGAGCTCACCGCTCTCCTTTCAGAGCAGATTGCTGCTGAAATCGACCGTGAAATCCTCCGTGACCTCCGTGAGGCTGCTCCTTGGCAGGCTCGTTGGGACTACAATGGCTGGCGTCGTATGGCTGGTTTCTCAACCAACTACACCCAGAAGGACTGGA